GATCCCGTTGACAGTGTTAGTTGCCATGGGATCACAGCCTAACTCCAATGCCAAGAGGCTTCATCATGTTGCGATTCACGTTGGCGATGGGCTTCCTCAGCAGCTTCTTGGCGAACTTGAAAGTTATGCCGATCCCTATCGCCTGGACGGCCATAGCCTGGTAGTTCGCCATGAAGTTCGTTTGCATGGCATCGAAGGACGATCCGGGGTCAGCGACCAGGGAGGAGAGTGAAACACTACCTCCGCCGTTCGTGGTC